TTCGATGTCATTGAAGGTGTTCGAACTAAAGAGCGTCAGGCTAAATTGTACGCGCAAGGTCGTACTGAAGCCGGTCAAATTGTCACGTGGACGCTGACAAGCAATCATTTCGTCAACGCTAAAACCGGCTACGGCCATGCTGTTGATATCTTGCCTAAAACCGGATGGAATAATTTAGCTGGTTTCGATACCGTGGCAACTGCAATGTTTCAGGCTGCATCCGAACTAGGTGTAAAAATCCGATATGGGGCAGATTGGGACATGGACGGTAAATACCGTGAACGTGGCGAGAACGATAGTCCGCATTTCGAAGAAGTAATTTAAATGATTGCTCAGGAATACTTAAAGGCTAAATTCGAATATGACCCGTTGACAGGTATTTGAGATTAAGGGTTGATGGTGTACTCTGTTACATACACAGATTGATTTGGCTTTACCAGACCGGTGAAATTGACATTGAGCAAATAGACCATATCAACCGAAATAAGCTGGGCAACAGGTGGTCAAACTTACGTCACGTTAGCCATCAAGAAAACACGTTGAATAAGTCTAAACTTTCAAACAATACATCTGGTGTTACAGGTGTCTACTTCGAAGAAAGAACCGGCAAGTGGCGTGGAGAAGTCTGGTTTAACAAGAAGAAACACAGACTAGGTAGATTTCTCGACATAAGAGAAGCTGAACAAGCTGTTGTTGAAAAAAGAAAAGAGTTAGGTTTTAGTCCAACTCACGGCAGAAACATTTAAGGTGATTTATGAGCCTCAACAGCGTTATTGAAACCACTACTAGCACCGGCACAGGTAACATTACTTTAGGTGGTGCTTACGTTAGTGCCGATGCTTTTGCAACAGGTAATATCAGTTTTTTTGACTCTAAAGTACCGCTTAATCTTTGGCGACCTTACATCATACGTGACAAACTAGGTAACTGGGAAAAAGGTCGCGGCTATCTCGCCAACTCGACAACGTTTGTACGTGGTGAAGTTCTCGCTAATAGCGCCGGAACTTTCGTGCCTATTAACTTTCCAGCGGGTGACAAGATAATCTGTGTACCGGCTGAAGCGCGGGCATTTGGTTCGAGTGTAGCCAATAACCTCAACTGGTCTACATCACCGCACAGCTTAGGTTATAAAGGCTCAAGGGTATTAGAGGCCAACGTTTTATACTATACGCCACATCTTCAACCGTACCCCATGCTGGTCAAAGCAGTTGGTATCAAGGTGACTACTGGTCAAGGTACTTCGGCAATACGGTTGGGTATGTTCAACCTGAAACGCCAATCAGATACCGGCGCTAACTATGACACTTTCTTTCCGTTAGGCAGTGATTTCGGTACAGTCGATTCAGCGAGTGCCGCTGATAAATCTATCACCACTGATTTCGTGTTACCTGAAGGTGCGTACCTTTTCGCTACTATCAGCAACGGTACTCCGTCGGTGTTAGCACATAACTCACAGTACATTTTCAATGCTCAATTAACTGGTGCTGGTGGTGTTATGGGCGACCATATTGCAATGATGGACCAAGCGGCTAATGCGGCTAATTTCACAGCATTACCGGCTACGTCTTTCGGCGCACTCACCCAACGAAGCAACCAGAATCCACCGGCAATTTTCCTGAAAGGTCATCCACTATGATTAATTACCAAAACAAAGGCGAAGGATTAATTATTTGGTTGTTAGGTCAAGGCGTAACACTGCAACAGAGTTTTACTGATGGCGTAGGTACTTGGATTTCTAACGCCAGTGACGAAAAAGTTAATGAACTGATTGAAACGTATAATCCTTGGCCTTTCGAAAAAGAAAAGAAAATCAAGGAAATCAACCAGTGGCTTGATGATGAATCCGAGAAACTTTATCAGTACACACCTGAAGCAGAACAGAAAAGCTGGAATACACAGGTCAATGAAGCATTTGGGTTGTTGCCGCTAAATCTGTTGCCTTCGCTTGCCGCTGAACGTGGCATGTCGGTCAGTGAATTAATCGAACGGGTTAAGAAAAACCATAGTGATTTTTATACTGAATACGGGAAGTTGCAAGGTAAACGGGACAACGTTAAACAGGTCATTAACTCTTACGCTGATGATACTGACTATAACCGTTTACATGAATTGTGGGCGTTATCATGTATGGATTAACAGCCTATGGTTTATTCCCCAATGGGTTAGTTTTCAGGCCGAGTTCTGGCACTGTAGGTCCAACCTCGCATACGGGTGGTGGGCCAATTTCCTTCGCCGTGAATGCTGTAGGTGGCGGCAATATTCGTTTTATAGGTGGTAAGAATGCGACGTTTTCACCCGATATCACTGGTGGCGGGGCTGTTGTTCATAATGGCGGAAACGTTGTTACTTTTAGTGTTAATGGTGCTGGCGGCGGTTCTGTCACTCGCCGTGGCGGTGGTAATAGTGTTTTTAGTTTCACTTCTGTTGGCGGCGGCACTGCAAGCCGTCGGGGTGGCGCTTTACTAACATTCACACTGTCGATGGTCGGTGGTGGTGAAGTTATTGAAGGCGGGACCGATATAACCGGTGGTGCTGCAATCACGTTCAGTATTGGTCTAACTGGTGGTGGTACTGTTATTCGTCGCGGTGGCTCGGTGTTATCGTTTAGTCCAGTTACAGCCGGTTCAGGTGTCACTATCCGTCGTGGTGGTGCTATGGTGGCACTGACTATCAACACCGTTGGTTCAGGTATCACTGTTCGTCATGGTGGTGCTGATATTGAATTTACGGTTAACATGGTCGGTGGCGGTGTAGTACAAGGTGACGGCTACAGACCTGTCGTTAAATCACCGGTTATAATGATTAACAAGCACATCCAAGCAAGCGCGGTTAAGATTGGCAAAACCAAAGCTGTAACATATAATTTGCCAATACAAAAAACGTAAAGGGGTCAAACGTGCATACTGTAAATTTTGAAGGTCTAGCGCAAGCATCGGCGGCGTTAGTAGTTTGGCCCATAACTGATGAAGATGGTCAACCTATTAATTCATTGGATGCAGCTAAATTAACTATCGGTACTGTTACGATGTCAATTGGCACAGGGGTTAGTTTCAGTAACAGTGAAATCACCGCTGATTTAACTAACGAAAGAACTGAAAATTTAGTTGGTGTTCAACAGTATGAATTGTGGGTTCAGATTGGACCGGATAAATTAGCTGTTGTCCGTGGCACTATGAATTTTATTAAAACCAAAGTGAGAATTTAAAAATGGCAATTACAACCGAAGGTAAAACATTATATTTAAATGGTGGTGACGTTGCCCCCGTTAAAATCGTTGGTCACACAGCAGCACCAAACGCCACTGGCACAACAAACCGGATTGGTGCATTAACAGCTTGCGCCTTCGGTTCGTCCGTTGGTGGTGCGGCTCGACCTATGTCGGCTGACGTTACTGTTGCTGTACCGGCTGGCGTTACCGCGTGGTCACACTTCAGCGTATATAACGCATCCGATGTTTGTTTACACATTCAGGCGCTTAACACACCACGTACCGGCTTGGTTGAAGGTGATAGCATCGTGTTTAAAGCTAGTGGCCCTGATGCTATCAGTATCAGTATTACTTAATTAGTAACTTGTCAACGAGTTTACGGGCTTCATCCACGTAATACTTAATATTAACGTCAGACACATCGAGGCCGGTTAAGCTGTTGCAGACAGTGACAGTGAAACCGGCTTCGATTCCTATACGTCTTACGGGTGCAGTATCACTAGGTTTTTCGCACTCGATAAACATACCTGATGGCGCTCTCATTGATTGTTTAATAACCCCTGAAACTTTATGACGCCAATGTTTTTTAAGATGCCACAATTTAAGTTGGTCAGGTGTCGGGGCCATTTCTTTAAACAAATAACCGCCATTGTTGCTGACGAAGTACCGTGAAACGTTTTGTTGTTTCACACGTGAGTCACCGGTTTCCAGATATAACGCATCCGACCGATTAACTTTAGTTCGCATCATAAAATCAAGTGGATTGGTTTTCAGGTGTTCAGTGATGAAACGCTCGATATTATCACCACGAACTAACGCAGCTTCAGCAGCTTTAGCAATCACCACACCGCCTTGGTTCTTGTGCCACGGTAATTCCCTTGTACCGTCGTTCTCTGACGCACGTTCATAAGCATAAGCGCCGATACGTTTAACTTTCGGTGGCACTAACTTACCGGCTTTATCAGTGTAAGGCTTGGTGACGGCCAGATAATTGTTAACGTCACGGATGGCCATTTTTAAATAGTCAACGTGTTCGAGTTCCAGCTTAGTTCGTTTTTGCCACCAATCATTGATAGCGTCAACGTGCGCTAAATACTGGTCAGGACAAATGTAAGTCAATCCGTCGGTGTTAATCTGAACCAGTTGTAAATCTGGTATCTTCATTAGTTGTTCTGCCAGCATACACAACAGCAATTGGCCGTTGATAGTGATGGCCATTGTGTATTGCGGGTCATAGAACGGGCTGTGCTTGTCGTTAGACTTACCATAGACGCCGTTTAGTGCCAGCTTCAGCATGTTGTTTTCGGCGCTACCTTTCTTATAAGTCTTACGTTGTTCGTAAATATCCAGATAAACTTTACAGAAAATTTCGCCAAGATGTTTCGGGAAAAAGTTATTGGCAATAGATAAATTCGGGTAATAACTGGCAACGTCCGAATCACGTAACGTGTAACCGACCTTTGGAACAATAACCGTGTTATGCAAGGAACCGTGAATACCACCGGCACCGAAGTCAAACCGGAAACCGTTGACCACGGCATGAATGTTTATCGGCCTTAAATACTTCACAGGCTTCGTCAGGTCGCGTTCACTCAGCTTCGACCATGAACCGTCCATGTAGTGAACTGTAACGTCGTTAGGGTCCATTGCAGCGGCTAAACGCTCGGTAACGTTAGCGGTACACTTGGTTTTAGATTGGTCTTGACTACCGAAGAAACCTTTTATCTGTTCAGGATTGATAATCGTGCCACGGAAGAACTCTAAGATTTCCTGAAAGGCCGGTGTTTCGAACTGAATGTAAGGTAAAATGACTTCACTTAGATTAATGTGAGTCCGGTATGTCTGATTATACTTATTAGCCTTAACACCGTGTTTAGCCAATTCCATGACAAAGAAGTCTTGACCAATTTTGGTATCATTGTGATTGGTGAAATTCTTCCCGTACTTTTTAGTTAACTGGTCCCTGAACTCGATAGCCTTCATCGAATGTTCGAAAAATTTACCGGTACTGAAAACGTCGTTGTCGTTATAAACCGAAGTCTGGTCAGCCTGTTCACGTGTAACCGGCTTTGACCAGTCGTGTTCGAATTCCACGATATCATTCAGCATCATGTTGAACTGAAGCAGCTTCAGACTTGTCAGCTTTGCCTTGTTGTCGAAGTGATGGATTGCCATTAAATCGACTTGCGGGATTAAAACTTGGTCATCCCAAATGTGTTCGGACCAATCGTTTTCACGACTGGCCTGAATGATTGTCTGTGACTTGTTGTATAGCAATGCGTTATTAACGATACCCTGATACCCCATAATCATGTGGAGCATCGGGTAATCGTATTTACCGTTATTGTAACCAACCATACGGCCGTTACTCATGCGGATTTGTTCAAGGAAAATGTATAATTCTTGCCCTTGGTTCTTCCAGTCCGATACTTCATAACACCATTTAGCGCCGTCTTCCCATCGTGTTGCACGTAACGAGAAGAAGTTAGGTAAACATTCTAAATCGTAAATATAATGGGCGCTGAAGCCACTTGCTGGTAATAGGGTTTTAAAAGCTGTCATTACGATACATTTCCTGTCGGCATTGGCGCAAATGGTACAACGTTATTAATAGCAAACTGTGACTTGACAGTAATACCGTTAAAACCTTTACCACGGCTCGAATCATGTGAAATCGGTAACGCTGAATTTCGTAGTGTTTTATCGAACTGGGTTTTAGTTAGTGGCAGCTTTAAACCCTGAGTAGCCGACCATAACCGGTAAGCGTTATACAGGTCGTCCAGCATCGTGAAAGCATCGGTGTCTAGTGTGCAAGACGTTTCAACGAATTCAGCCAGTGCGAACATATCTTTTCTGATTTCTTCTTTTTCAACCAAGCCTAATTTCCCTTCAGTGAACTTCCCTTTATTCAGTCGTAACCGGCGTAAACCTTCGATGGCCCATTGCGTAATACCTTCGATTTCACCCATTAGTTCGCTTGATAAATTAAAGTTTTCACGACCAGCAAACGACCGGTAAAACGGAAACACCAGCATACGGTTTACCAATGCGCCGGACGGGTCGTTAAATTCAGGGACGTTGTTAGTACTCATTACCAGTTTGACTTTAAACACCATGTTACGACCACCTTTGTAAAGTTCGTGGAATGACAACGGGTCGCCACCGGTGACAGCTTTAAGCGCACTCAGTACCGCATTACGGCCAGAATTATTGACGTTATGCGCGTCAGGTATCAGGACCAGCGATTTAACTGACATTTCCTGTAATGAACTGTTACTAGCGAAGTTATCTAATGTCGGTGATGCAACGTTTTTCATGCCGACCATCTTCATTAAAATGTTCGCAATCGTACCTTTACCGCCACGTGATTTACCTACGAATGCCGCGAACTTTTGTAATGAAACGTCGTTGGTTAAACAATAGCCAAGCCATTCTTGCAACTGCATTTTCATATCTTCGTTGTCGTCCCATATCGACGTTAAGAATTCAAGGAATTTAGGACATTTAGCAACAGGATTGAAATCGTGTTCGAGTTCATTCAGGCCGAAAAATTCTGGTGTGTGCGGCATGATTCGCAAGTCTTTACTGTTCAGGTCCACAATGCCATTGCTGAAAATTGTGTAATTACCGGTTGACTGTTCACGTTCACTTAACCACGTGCCGTTTTCAACAGAACGAACGTTAACGTGGTCCACCAAGCAATTATAAATACCACTGGTGAAAGCAGCAGCAGGGCGATAAATACTGAATGCGCGTTGTACGGACGCCTTAACAACGTCGTCACCGACCTTAGCCCATGACTTACCGTTATATTCGTAAAACTGTTCTTGGCAGCGCACAAGTCTTACACCGCGGTAATTCACACCATCGAACACACAAGCGAAATCGTAATGACTGGATTTAGCGGTTAATTGTGCAGCCATCACTAACGCTGATTGACTCGATAGACGATGTTCAAAACGAAATTCTTTACCTTCAACGATGTTAATGACAGGTTTGGTAACGGTCAGATTTGCGGCGGTAAGGGTGATAGGTGCGTTAAATTGTTCAGCCTGTTTGTCCCAGCCGCAGTTTGGTTCCGGTAACGGCGGCAATGCCATAAAGCCCGCTTTCGCCGTCTTGCAGCCAGCAGCCGATTTCGAGTAGTGATAACCACGATAAATAACCCCGTCGAAATGATTCCGTTCATCTTCAGTCCACGGCGGTAAACAGCGTGGGTTGTAGTGTAGCCATAGCAGTTGTTTTGCTTTTTCCAGCGATACGCCGTGGTCATGACCGAAACAGGCCACACGGAATAATTCATGACTACCTGAACCAAGTGCGGCGGGATGCGCGGCATTAGTAATGAAGCTGACGAATTTAACAATTTCGGTTTCGTTGTCTTCATATCCAACGCCGGTGTTAATACCTTGACGGGCTTCGGCCCATTGATTCAATACAGCGTCTTTATCGGCTGGCAACGTGTGTGCCTTACGAATCTGGTCAATGGTGTACTTAGGTAATGCTTTAGTGTTATCGGTGATTATCCGGTAACTAGATGGTGCTGACGCATTCTTTAAATGCAGTGTACCGGCCATACGAGCAACACGACAAGGGTCAACAACCTGTTCGTCAGTACCGTAGAACATTGCAATTTGTTTTTGCAGTATTGACCATTCATCGTGTGATAAATCACCAGCATCAATAAGCCAGAAAGCATGGCCATGTAACGGGTCACGTTGTTGAGTGAAATGCGGTGGAATAACCCAATTTGGTTCGACCTGTCCGTCATGGTCAGCAAACAATACACGTAAATTCGTGATGTTATAGATTTCACGACCTTTTAAGTCGGTGCCATTGATGCAGACATAAATACCGGCCAACTGGCTTTGCTTGTGGTCAATAAAACCAACTGAATCGGCTAAAGTGCTGTGCCAAACTTGCGCGATACCTTTAGGGGTTTCACCGTCTTTCGGGTCATAAAACGCTTGAAAAGTGACAACGGTGTCAGGTGAACCCGTCAAACATTCAACGAATTGACGGGCTTGTTGTAAATCGTGCATGTCATAAATTCCCTATCAACGAATTACAGATTATTAAGAATAAACTCGGCCTTAATAACTTGGTTTTCACTGATTGGGGCAATCTTGCAACGCATATACTGACTGACGGTGCTTTCACGTAAATTCGTTGCAGCGGCAACAGAACTAACACCCTGAGTAGTAACTAACTCTTTGAAGCGTTCAGATAGTTGCGCTTGCAGGTCAGCACGTGCGTTGTCGTATTCGGCTGATTTTTGTCTGATGATATCAAGCGTTTTCATTTAGTAACCCTTTGAATAAATTCATTATAAATGTCGTCCACCTGTTGTGGTGTTGACGCAAAACCTGCAATTCCATTCGCTGAAGTAACTAAATCAAAGAACTTCTTTTGTCCATATTCGCGTGTGCCTTTAGCGTAAACTGATTTTACAACAAAGCCAACCTTTTTCGAATCAATACAGGTAAAAACTGCAACTTTCTTACCAACCATTTCAGGTGTGATAGTTACAACGGTCCAGCCAACGTCGTCAGGCGTCCGAAATGATTCATCATCCTTTTTACCTTCGTTGCCTAAACCGAAGAAAACAGGTCGTCCACCTTCAGTATAAGCAACACCGGAATTGTTCTTAAAAAGGCGTGAACCCCATTGGCCAGCGCGTAACAGTACCGACTGTTTTGCTTCGGCTTCAGGTGTTGTGAATTTAGCCATGATTCTTAGCTCGCTTTTTCAGTTTTCGTATTTGCTTAGCAGTTGGTTTAGTTAAAAAACCTTTAAACAATCTACCTAAAACGTCGAATTTGACCGTGACAATCCAAAGTGCTTCGTAAGTTTCGCCTTCGTATCTGCCCGACGGTTGAAAATCCACTATTACTTTCATGGTACGATAGTTCCTATTTCAACCAATGATGGACCACTTACGCCACACAAAAACCAACGGGCTTCAACATCACGTTCCTGTTTAAGTGAACACACAGTAACCGGCGGCATTTGGTTTGCTAAAACTTCACCTAATATCACAGCAGTGTCGTAATCAGTCGCTTTGATGTTCAATGAGAACTTATTTCCTTGTCTTTCGGACAACTCAATTTCAATCAGATAGTCATTCATAATTATCACCAGAAAAAAAGGCGCGTCCTTGCACCAAACAGGAAGTTATGGATTAGTGTAATTCGGTGTCGCGTAACCAGCGGCAATAATCTGGTCGTCGTTCCAGCCGTTTGATTTCAGCACATCGTAAGTGTGTGGTGAATCAGCCTTCATGATTACTTTACCGGTCAGCGGAATTGCCGGTGCTGGCGGTGGCACAATCGGTGCAGGTGGCGCGATTACCGCTGGTGGTGGTGTCGGGACCGGTGGTGCTGGCGGTGCTACTGGTACAGGTGGTGGAACCGGTAACGCTGGTGCTGGCGTTTCCATACGGCCTTTACCGTGTTGCACTAATAGTTCAATAGTCCAACCAGCGGTTAAATACTGTTCTTTCGGTGTAGCGTCAGTGTGGACGTATACAGGAACAGCCGGTACAGGTGGTGGCGCGATTACTACTGGCGGCACTGGCGGTGGCACTGGTAAGCCTGTTGGTACAGGTGGGACCGGTGCGAACGATTGACCAGTACCAGCGGCGATATCACTGTTAGCAATAGTCATACCGGCGAAGGCTTGTGATGCCGCTTGAACCGGTTGTTTACCGCCAAACGATTCATCATGGTAGCACATCATCACGTTCAGCAATTTAATGCTGATGATACGGGCTTTTTCGCCGTTAGTGTATGCGCTAACTTCCAACTGTGCTTTCACCCAACAGCCTGAATAAACAGTTGACGGGTCAATGTCTTTAGCGTCAGGACCAACAACGCCAACAGGGTCGGTATTCTTCATGGTTAAAATAATTTGACCTTTAGTAATCGGGTCAAAAACACCAACCATCGGGTTACTGTTTTGGTCTTTTTGTAATTTCTGGTCGCCGTCTTTAAACATCGGCGGAAACTGAATACCGTACATTTGACATTCAGCAGGGTTAAAGCGCCAGCCGCCAAATTCTTCGGCTGTAACTTCCTGCAACGCGGTCATGATATCGTTACAGTGTGACGGGAACTGCAAACCGGTTTTAGCGATAACACCAACACCAGATTTAGGGAATAACGCTGACAACATGAAAGCCGGTTTATCTTTCGCATTGAATGATTTACGCTCTTTTAAATGAACGTGTGAAGCACGAAATAGATTCGTGAAAATAACGCGACTAGCCATAATTTAAAGTCCTTCGATTGGTGTGAAAATTCCGTTAGCTGATGGTGTTACCACGACTTCAGCCAATGGTTGAAAAATACCGGATGCCTTGCCAACGCGCATTGCTGGCCGTTTATCCGTAAGTGGTACAACAGCCGAACTAACTGGCGGTGTACGATAAAAACGGTTTACTATGTCTTTCGGTAACAGTTCAGCGGCTTTGGTTTTGCCTACTAAACGTGGGTCTAAATAAAGTTTTCGAGCATCAACACCGGATTTAGCGGCCATATCTAACAGGCCATCAACATCGGTACAAGTGGCGCGACTGTATGACTCAACCAACTTATAGTTTTTGAAGTTAACGCCGTTACGGGCTTCGACTAAAACGCGGCTTTCGATTTCTTCAAGGAAGCGTTTCACAGAGCGAATTTCACTGTAAATCACTTCCAGTTCACCGATACTGATGTTTTCAACAGGGCAATCAGTATAGGCATTTTTTAACGTGTATTCCATTCGTGCGCGGCAATTAGCTTGGGCCAAACAGTAATGACAGTGTTCACCAGCAACCGGCCTGGTTGTAGGGTCGTCAGCTAACATCACAGCACCAGCGTACACCTGTTGCCACTTGCGAAGTTCTTCAACGGTATATTCGACGTTTCGAACTGGCCCTTGAACGTGGTCGTAATGTGGCTGAACAATGGTATTTAAAACCTTGTTGACCTTATCCCACAAGTTATAAGTGTCCAGCATCGAAATGGCGTAACCAATTAACTGAGTATTGTCGTCAACATCAACAACACCGCGACCGCCTTTGTAATCAAGATTGTGCAGCACTCTATCGCGCAACACGATAAACACACAGTCGGTTGTTCCAAAAACGTCATCACGACCTAGCGAAGTCATTGACACACGTTGTTCAAGCAACGGTTTAACACCGTACTTAATGATTAACGATTCAACCACATTCTTATACAGTGTGGCCCCGTTAACCATTTCAGTATCAACTGTGAGTTTATTAAAGGCGAGTCCTAAACAGTCTTTCGGGTCAACGCCGACACTGATACAGAACTCGCCTAATTCGTGTTCAGCAGTGCCACGTTCAGCAGCATCGTTCGTTGTGTTCGGGTAGCCTTTGCTCATACGAATAGAAGCAGGGCAAGGAATCCAACGGTGTGATGCTGAAAAGCCGTAAACACTGTGCTTAGTCATTACATTTTACCTTGTGCTTTCGCGTATGCTTCCCACTGGTCAGCAAATGGCTTCAGATTGGCAGAAACTACGGCTAATTTATCAGCGGTGATTTCAGCTAATTTTTGCGAACCGCCGTGGCTTTGTAACACTGTTGCTACTGATGCCGCGATAGCAGAACCGTTACCGGTAGCATCACCCACGTTGGTTAAACGCTCGATATCAGAATCAACGTCGGCCAATGCTTCTAACCATGCTAACGCTTCGTCACGAATCTGAACGTGGTGTTTAGCGTCACAGCTTTGGAAATCAGTTGCACCGTGTTTAGCAATCAGCGAAGCAACAACAGTTGCGTAAGGTACTGACCAATCGTTAGTCAATTCCTGAATGTATTTCACTGCTAAAAGGTTATCAGCAGACGGCGCAGGTACAGCAGGGATAGCCGGTGGCGCTGGCGGTACAGCTAATGATGGTGGTGGCGTTAATGCTGGCGGTGGTGTCAGCGTAGGTACAGCCGGTGCAGCGGTGAATTGTGCGTTGTACGCTTCAATCACAGATTTTTCGACGCCTTTCTTACCTTTCCAATGACCGTCTTGGTTTTGTGTCTTGGTGCTGGCGTGGTAGTCTGCATTCCACGGAATACCGTGATTGTTTACTAACGGCGCGTCACCAGTGACAACAGGTGTGGTCGGTGCGATATCACCCACCGGAATTTTTACACCGGTAATGACTTCAACAGTTTCATCAACAACAGCAGTCGTAGCAACGATGCCAACTTGTTGTTCTAACTTCGTTACACGAGCAATCAGGGTTTCTAGTAAGCCCATTTTAAATTTCCTTTCGGGTTGGTTATTGTCAATCGACGAATGCAATATAATCGCAGTAAAAATGTTTGTAAAGTATATTTTGAAAAATAAATTACAATGCTATGATATGTCGTAATGATAAAACCAACTGGAGCTTTTTAGATGGCGGTTACTCTATATCCGCAACAGGTTGTTGCATGTGCTGACGTTGACAGGTTGTTTGACGCTGGCCATAAAAACGTTCTATGTGTCCTCAGTACCGGTATCGGTAAGTGTCACGGTGTTGATACTCCCATACTGATGCACGATGGAACTATTAAAAAAGTTCAGGACGTTGTTACTGGTGATTTACTCATGGGGCCGGATAGCACACCTCGTAAAGTGTTGTCGCTGGCACGTGGTAAAGAAATGCTTTATCGGGTGACACCGGTAAAAGGTGACAGTTATGTTGTGAACGAATCTCACATATTGAGTTTGAAACAAACTGGGATTTCTACTAACCCTAAATATCCTTGCCAAGAAGGAAAAGGGAAAATAGTAAACATAAGTGTTACAGACTACCTGAATTCGTCTAAACATTTTAAACACGTTCACAAAGGTTGGCGAACAGGTGTTGAATTCGATGTTGAAAACATTGACGACCAGTATTTACCACCTTATTTACTTGGCCTTTGGTTGGGTGACGGTACTTCTATTCGGGCAGAGATAACAACGGCTGATGAAAAAATAGTTGAATATCTCTATGATTTTGCTAATCAGTCAGGACAGTCAATCAGCACGAAACATCAACCAAATAATGCTTCTTCAGTTTACTCGATTACTGGTGGTCGAATGAGAAGCAACACAACACAACAGTCATTAAAACATCACGGTTTAATTGATAATAAACACATCCCACGTGTTTACAAAACAGCTAATCGTGAAGACCGTTTATCCCTTCTTGCTGGTATTTTAGACAGTGACGGATTTGCGGCTAATGGTTGTTATGACGTAGTGTTTAAGTCAAAGCAACTGACTGACGATTTACTTTTTCTGGCTCGGTCATTGGGGTTTGCCGCTTACGCTAAGCCTTGTAAGAAAACTTGCACTAATAACGGTGTTGTTGGTGATTACTTCAGAACTTGTATTTCTGGTGATTTCAGTGAAGTACCTACTATTCTGGAAAGGCATAAAAACAACGTCAGAAAACAAGTTAAATCTGTTCTTGTCACCGGTATTAAAGTCGAACCGATTGGCGTCGGTGATTATTACGGATTCGAAATAACTGGCGACCACTTATATTTATTAGGTGATTTCACTGTCACCCACAACACACTAATTAAAGCTGAATACGCACGACGTAATTACGTTAAAGGTGAGCTGACGCTGATATTCGCGCACCGTGACGTTTTGCTTGGTCAGATTAGTCGGGCGTGTTGCATGATGGAAGTGGCTCACACGTTCATCTGTGCTGAAAAAACCGTTGGTCAGGTGACTAATGCGAATCGTGCTGAATTCGGTGACAGCTTTCATAACTTCCATAGCAATATCGTGGTGGTGTCTGTTGACACGTTTTTAGCTCGATTGAAGGATGGTAAAATCCCTGATGCTTTCTTGTCTTCAGTGAAAATGTGGATGATTGACGAAAGCCACCATTTAACGAAGGGCAGTAAGTGGGGCCAGTGTGTTGAGAAGCTAACTAACGCACGTGGTTTAGGTGTCACCGCAACGCCTATACGCGGCGACTGTAAAGGTCTTGGCGCACACGTTGACAGCTATTTTAACGCAATGTCAGACACCACAACGATGTTTCAGGCTATCAAAGCCGGAAGACTTACGCCCTATAAAATAATGGCCCCTAGCACGATTGACACTGGTGGATTGAAGAAAGACAAAGATGGCGATTTCAATAAAAACGAACTCTATATCAGAACCAAGCAAAAAGACATCACCGGTTCATCCGTTGAACATTATAAAAAATATCTCATGGGTAAGCCGGTTATTACCTTCGGTATTCACATTGAACATTGTCACGAAATCTGTAAACAATTCACTGATGCCGGTATTCCTAGCCGCGTGGTCAGCAGTAAATCACTCGATAGCGAACGGCAAAAGGCTGTTGCTGACCTTCGGGCCGGTGTGCTTTGGAACTTAATTAACTGTGATTTATTCGGTGAAGGCTTCGACGCACCGGCTGTCATGGGTGTAATTATGCTTCGACGTACCGAAAGTTATTCACTGTTTAAACAACAGTTTGGTCGTATGCTTCGCACCAGTGCCGGTAAAGTTTACGGCATGTTACTTGACCACGTTGGCAATACTAAATATTTCATGGAAAAATTCGGGCTGATATTTCCACACGATGACCCGAAATGGACCCTTGACCGGTGGGATAGTAAAAAGAAAAAATCCAAAGTCGATGAAGATGACGACGACACCGTTGAAACGATTAAATGCGGCTCGTGTGGTCTGTTCGGTGTAGTCAAGCCAGCCGATTACAATGACGATGGTTTATTACAAGCCGTGGTTTTTCGTGACGGTTATTGTCCTGAATGTGGTTGGCATGAGTCACACAAAGAAAAGGACGACCGTAAACGTGAAATGAAAATCAGGGATGGCGAGTTAGTACCGCTTGAATTCGACGTTGTTACCGCACTGATTGAACAGCGAAACCTGTCAATGGTCAGCATGGAAGATTTCAGCAAAACAGTCGGCAATCAGGGTTTTGCAATGGCCGCTAAAACCAACCATGCGCATCGTCAACATGCTTTAATTGTACTTCGTCACTGGATGCAACAATGGTGTCAGCTTCAGGCTGAAGAAACAGGCGAAAGTCGTGAACTGGTTCAGTTAGATTTTGAAATTAAGTTTGGTATCAACATTTTTAAAGCGCAAGTTCAAACAGCTTCCCAAATGACTGAGTTAGCTAATAGAATCCAATATCAAGTTCAACAGGCAAAAAGGATAACAGTATGACTTTCGTAAAACAGATTAACGCGATAAACTTAACAACCGATGGCGTTAAACTTAAAGTTTCTGATATTGATGAACCGATTCACATGGGTTTAGTGTGGTATCGACGTTGGACACCTGCCATCGGTGATTATCTAACGCAGTGTAACAGCGGTTTTTACTCTGTATGTCCTAAGAATGCGTTTAACGCAATTAGACAGGTTTACTTTATATGAATTACAAAGACTGTAAAAAATTAGCTGAACAAGTGTTCATGCAAATTGGCGCATACACGACCGACGCCAGAAATATTGTACTAATGGTTATGGCGTCAGGAAAACAGCTTGACTACAATAAATTTAACGACGTTCTTTCTTACAGTGATAAAATTGGTCCGTACCTGAAAAAATTAGGTTACGACCAGACAGAAATTTTATTTTCACAGGTGAAAGACGACACACGGTTAACCGTTGTGTTTATTCGGGCACTGATTGAAATGCAAGGGGTAACATATTTACCGGTAACACCAAAAGCACAGGATGAGTTTTGCACTAAAATGCTCGGTGGCGCTGATTACCTTAGCAGTTACGAGGGGTGGCGGAAATGAATAAAATCTATTTAAACATGGTTTTAGTTGCAGTTAGTGTATTTATCGGGTACAAAGCAACTGACTTGCATTGGTCGAAAAAATGGTTAACAGCCGAACAACTGGCGGCACAGAACCAACTGAGTGCGGTCAACGAAGCTATAAAAACTCACAATCAAAAAGTCACTGAATTGGAGCGCCTGAACAGTGAAACAGAAAAGAAACTTCAAGAACTCGATTCTAATAGTGCCAATCTTAGCGCTGTTAATAACCAGTTGCAGCAGCAATTCACCGATAGTTTGCGCCGACAAAGTACCTGTAATCAAACAACCTCTATCTCCGAACTCGCAGCAGCGGCCACTGACCGAAACGTGCAAGCCGTCGTGTTCGGAGTCGTTGCAAACAGAGCTACAGAATATGCAAAAATTGCTGATGAAAACAGAATCAGGGGTTTAAATTGCGAAGCTGAATACAGAACAATTACGGAAAAATAAGGGAAGGTATGAACAGCGAAAACAGTATTTTTACGCAGTTGGTGAGTGCCGGTTACGGTTACTTTTGGTTTATTATTTTGGCAATGTGGGGCGGTACGGCGAATTATATAAGCCGTGTCAAAAAAGAAGGTATGAAATTCAGCGTAATCGAACTAATTGGTGAATGGTCTATAAGCGGTTTTGCAGGTGTATTGACGGCGTTAGTGTGTCAAGAAATGCAAATGAGTACGTTAATGACAGCAGCGTTAGTAGGTATAGCCGGTCATGCTGGCGGTCGCGCAATTTATATTTTCGAAGAATTATTTAAAACCAAATTCGGCGGTAAATAAAGAAAAAGCCGCATCATAGCGGCTTTTTCTTTTTCAATCAATTGTCTGATAAATATCTTTCGGTACTTAGCCACCGTAGCACGTGCCACATCTGCTTTGAGCGATAACATTGAATCACTTAACGTGCTATGTTCAATGAAAAACGGTCTTAGTTTAGCCATTGTTTTAGCATCATAACCAAGATATGTTTTTTCTCTGTGAATACCTTCCCGATAGATAAATGAGCGTAATGCACTTAACGTCGTTGGTTCACCGGTTGCATCTTCAACAGCTTTCACCACATCTTCTTCAGTTTCACCTTTACCGTAAAGTTCGGTGATGATTGCGCGGCGTTGGTCATGAATACCACTGATATCGTTGATATACCCGAACCGCACCCGAACAGCCTTAATTGTCTTAAGGTCTGAATGAAGCCTTACAGCTATTTCAGGGTCTTTGATACCTTCTACCCACAACGCACGTACAGCAAACCGTAAGCTACTTAACAAGGCTTCACGGTATTCTTTCCGACACTTACCAAGATTGTGAAGTGTACAGGCTTGCATTATTTCCCACGGCGTTAAATTCTTGTGCATACGAACCAAGATTTTATACTGGTACAATCCTGACTGAATATCTTTTGTTAATTGGTCCACGGTTTCACCCACATATAAATATTAACAACGGCAAGGAAAACTAACACGGTATAAACGGTGTGACGCATTTCTTTAAAGAAGTCGTCATCACGGCGGTTATGACACGCGGCTTGGGCCATTTCGTTAATCTGGCGCTTCAGCATTTCGTTTTCGGCGCTTAATCTGGTATTGATAGCCAGTGCATCTTTAAAGTGTGCAACGGCAACAGCCTTGTCACAGGTAGTGCCGCAGCACTGGTTTAGTTCGTCCATTATAATTCCCCTTTTGATATACACCAAGCAATCAACACGGCGATAGTCCAAACGCTGATTGAGCCAAGTAGTGATAACGTGACCATTTTAAAAAAGCTGTCTTGTAAATCACTTACGGTTTTTTCAGGGTTCAGTGATTTCAACAGTTTTTCGTGTCCTTCTTTATCCACATAACACACGAAATTCTCATTCAACCGAACTTTAGCAAAGCCGTCGTCGTGAACGTCAGAAACTAAAACCACGTGGTTAGGGTTCACCCAACCTTCAGCACCTTTGGTTTTCTGAGTGTCATAAACTCGGATTCGAATCATTTCACACCACCTTTCCGGATTTTCTCGGCGTATAATTCCAATGCTTCAACGTCAATATCTCGCGCTGGCTCAAAGAATTTTATAGCCTGCAAAACAGCATCGGCTTGGATTTCGGTGACGTTAATTGAAATATGTACACTAGCTTTTTCACTTAAAAGACCGGTTAATTTTTTATTCTCGGAACGTAGCTTCCCCATTTCGTGAACCATCGTGAAAGCTGGATTGTTCTGAACGAATTCAAAGCCGTGTTTCAAGCAATATTCGTTCATTGAGTACAACTGACCCTGATAATAATTAGCCATATCACGACTTCTTTCGAGTTCGGATTTCAGCAATTCCTTGTCACCGGTTAAATCATGTATAACCGATTCAGCATGGTTTAGCTTCTCAACCAACTCTTCACGTTCGTGTTCTAACCGACCAGCATAGGCGCTAACTTTTTCCAGTGCAGCGGTTAAATTCGGGTTCATGTCCAACGGAATTTCTAACTTAGCCATCACAATTCCCCTTAAAAACTAAAATCATAATAACGTTCACGGACACCGATTAACAAAACAGTACCGTCATAAAACACGTAGTTACCGTGTTCGTTAATACACACTGGTCGCCACTTACCTTTTTTATCCAGCCGGTACGTATTCTTAGCGCCGTTAGTGTTACGGCTAAAGCCGTTCTTATCGGTGCGAGTGTAATTATCGTGCTGAACGACAACGTAATGCTGTGCGCCTTTCTGGAACGTTTCAACGACGGTCACAGGGTAGCGGTCAGACCAACCGACGATGGTTCCACCGTCACCGATATTCGGCGAGACAATACCTGTGCCACTGGCGTACAGGTGATTAACTAATGAGCCTGTTTGCATCACACACCACCTTTAAGCGCTTTCATTGCTTCTTCAACTTTTAACCATGATTCAGCATCTAAACAAACAGTCATACCACCTGTAGCATCACCGTAGAATTTAGCGCCAGCAAGAATACTGACGACCGATTTGCCCATAGATGGACGCCAGCCGCCAGAATTCGCACGTGTCGCCTTAGTGCCACTGGCTTTGTTTAACACGGCCATCACCGCATCGTCACCGCCTTTACGAAATAGTTCGGCGGCGTAGTCAGCAGCAATTTTACCGTCAACGATAGCGTTCTTAACTTCACCCGACATTTTAGCAATAGTCAGGTGATACGCCGCCTTCGGTTCAGTGAAACCAAGTAATGAGCCAATGCTTGCGGCGGTGTGTCCTAAATCCGCCAGCTTTTGACAGGCAATCGAAATGTCAACAGCATTCAGATTAGTACGACCATTGCCGTTTTCACCCATCATGTAAACAACGGTTAGTTCTGGTGATTCTTCGAATGAACGAACTTCGACACGGCTGTAAATGTTATCAAGCGTTCTTTCTAACAGTACCGTAAGCGCTTTAAAGCGACGGTGGCCCGCGATAATTTTAAAGCGGTTATCTTTCTGGACTTCGACAACAATCGGCGGTACTGGCTGGCCTAGTGCATATGCGCGAATTAAATCACTTACTGACTCTTCAGTGATTTCAGCATGACGGATGTTAAAACCATCCTGAACGTACAATGCTGATAACGGTGCAGTGAACGTTTTCTTGACGCGGATATCTTCACGCAATTTCTTACTGTAAACAGTATCTAACGATGCCATGATATTTCCTTAGTGGGTTTTTTAAACGACAAAGCCACTATAGTCGAATCAGTGGCTAAGTGTAAAGCTGTTTTACAAAATAATTTTACAATGACTGATGCAGTTCGTTCAGTTTGTTTTCGATTTCAGTTATCGGCAATGCCTGATACTTCGGCCGTACCGGTTCAAGTTCTTCGGCAACTCTGTTGAATTTCAAACCTTGACGAATACACCAGTTTAACTCGTTAATCAGCTTTGCTTTTAAATCAGGATTGTTGATGAAATTAAAGTCATAGCTGAAAAATTCGTAGTCACTTTTTGGCCAAAACACTGTGCAGTCAAAACCTAACCAGTTGACGCTTGCTTTAACCGTTGGCGGTGGTAATGCAGGTAACCCCTGATATAGTTGGTTTAATCGGTTGTTTACTAATTCTTCCATTTCATCATTGGTGGTACTTTCCAAGTCGCTAGGTAAGTATTGTTTATAAACAGCAGCCGCGAAAGATTCATGTTTACGAACACGTTTATTTAGTTCTGTAACTAAATCTACACGGAAATGCGCCGGTTTAATGTCAAGGAACTGCATCTCACCAAACTTGTAATCAGGGTCAGGCCACACGTGATTGCATCCTGTACTAACCCAGTTAACGTATGGTTTTAATGACACTGGTGGCAATGGTGGTGCTTCTGGTCGTGGTCGCGGTGTAACCTGCGGTGTTTCAATAAGTACCTGTAACAGCTTTTCAACAGCAAGATTAAGCCGGTTCAATGCCGTCACGTGGTCGTTAGTGTTACGGATTTCGCGGAATTCTTCAGCCGTGATGTAAGTGTGCGGTTTCACGAACACCTTTTCAGGATGGTTGATATCAACAATACCGTCGATACTAACTAAACCGTGGTGTACTTCCCGACCTTCTTCGACGTTTACCGTCATGATTGCCAATATTTGTTTAATTTCCACGACGTTTTCCCTTCGCTTTTTTGGCGGCACGTTTAGCAGCGGCAACGCCAGATTTATTACTTTTAGCCTTCGGTGGTGCTTGGTGATACAACTGGTATTCGGGTTGTGTCCATTGGGTAGTGTTCGCAATAGCGCACAAACTTAACGCAACCATGCTTAGTTTTTTCACGGTCTGCCCCCTTTGCGTTTAATTTCACGGGTGTTGTTTACACGTTGTTTGGCGTAAGTCGTCAGTGAGTAGTAAGTGTCACTACCTAAACCATCGTAGATATCAAAACCGGTTAATTCATCCACCGACTTATCGAGTTCAGCGGCAAATACCGCTGCCCTCTCGATACCTACGATGGCTTTAAATGCGTCAACAATCGGGTTTTTACTCATTATTTTTCACCTTCATTTGAAGCATTGCTTTTAACGCTTCGTTTTCTTCACGGATTTCATCAAACATACGGGCCGATACAAAATGACCCATACCTTCGACATAAATAACGCTGGCGGATTTACTGTCTGCAATGGCTAACACTTCCATGACAACAGCGCCAACATAAAAAACACGAATGACGGCAACCAAATTCGTAGGTCGTGGCGGAATGGTCCACCACCTTTACGAGTGTTGGCGAAATGGGTGATGGTGGCCATGATTAAGAAAGCCAAACCAATCAGCACTAAGGTTATTGTGAGCATGATTTAAGTTCCTCGTTCAGCTTCAGTAATAAATCCTGAGTGCGTTCAAGTTGCTGTTCCATAGTAGCTTTCATTTCTAACAGCATTTCGGTTTTCGCCTTCTCGCCAGCTAACACCAGTTCACCAATGGCAGCAGTCGCAATCAGTTGAACGGTGTTGTCAGTGGATAAACTTTCAAAACCTTTGGCGTGTAAAAACGTGATTACTTCTTCTTTCGTGATATTCATAAGTCTTACCTTTTAAATTCCATTAAGTTAACAAACAATTCGTCAGCGTCTTTACGTGATGCAAGAAACTCACTCATTTCCGCATGTGCTTCAGCGCCGGTTTTACAGGTTAAATCACCGAATCGAAATTCTTTGATGATTTGTTTTTTCTGGACGTAATAAACACCATTACGTTCAATCGCTATCGTGTTGCGGTCGTCAGGGCTTTTCAATTCCCACATAGGGTTAGCAACACGTTTTTCAGGTGTGGTCGCACCATGTACACCGTTTTCAACAAACAACCGACGAACACGGTCTTGACGATTTTCAGGTGTGGATTCAACCACTGTCGGTGTTAATTCTTCCGCCAGCTTCGACAAATAAAAGCTGTGCGTTTGTGCATCTTCGCTACCGTCCTGCAACTGGCTGATAGCGAAATGTATTGACGGTAAGAAACGGGCTAGGCTCATCGTGTGTACTCCGTACATTCAGGGTTTTAATCAACGAAATAAATATAGACGATGTAAAATTAAATTACAAACATTATTTACTAAATATCGCAAAATCCACAACCTGAAGAACTACACTGGTCTTTAGCTAAACCGCCTTTACTGGTAAACACTGATTTACCTATTTCCTGTTCCAACACCCTTACTCTTATACGCTGTTGTTCACCAAACTTATCGTGGGTAAACGCTTTATTCTTCCACGCATCACCGCCAGCTAAACAAGGAAAGCAGCCAACGCGGTCAAACCCTTGGTTATATAAATCGTTGTGACGACCGTTTAAAAATTCCATGATTTCTTCAGTGGTCCAATCGAGTACTGGCATTCTGAACATCACACCCATTTTCGCCAAATATTTCGGGTACTTCGTCATTACTTCATGTGGTGCATATATTTCATCGGATAGCTTCAGGTTATACCGTTTAGCACGTTCAGCCGATTCGTCAGAGCGCATACCATAATAAACCAGGAAGCCGCGGCCTTGCTTTTCCGCCAGTGCCTTATAAAAAATACGTGATGGCCTTATTTTTAATTCGTCGGTGCAATGTCTCGATTGGAAACTAGGGAATCGTTGATACTTTCTAACCTTTTCATCAACACTACCGGCTGATATAGAAATAATTACCACACCATACATTTCACGCATTTTTTCCACGTGTTTATATGTTTCAGGGTGTTCAAACTTAGTGTCCATGAACAGGCCAATTATTTCGGATTTATCGAAATCCTGTAATGCCAGTTGTAAACATGCTTGACTGTCTTTTCCGCCACTAATAGGGACCACACATTTAATGATAGTCATCGTTATAAAGCCTCACATGATTCAGAACAGCTACCGGTTTCGGTCATCTTCTCTTTATAAATCTGACGGCGAAGCTCTGCGATACTGACTTCAGCAAAGCTATTTTTCAACATATCCGGTGTCATCCAATCACGGTAAATGTGACCGATACCGAATTTATCAGCGTCCATTAATCGAACCTCGATACTCATTTGAGCGTCACGCCATAGCTTAAACTTTTCGGGTTCGTCACGTTCCGCCAGCGCCACTTTTTTAGTGCTTTTCTTAATACAAAAAATACAGTTACCCAAGTGTTCTTCAATCCGTAAGTCAAACGGCATTTCAGACCACCAATCAATAACATCCTCTTTAGTGAAATCGGTAATCTCGGCCAAATAGAAGTGGTTCCTTAATTCAGTCGCTTTACCTATCTGTTTCAGTCGCGCCGGTTCATCGACTCGCATACCCAACCAACGAACATGATTGCCTTTACCAAACATCTGGTCAAGGTATTTGTTCAGTGGGATGGTTTTCATCTTCTCGGTGCATAGTGCATCTTCGCTGCCGTCCTGCAACTGGCTGATAGCGAAATGTATTGACGGTAAGAAACGGGCTAGGCTCATGGTTGTTCCTTAACTTCGGCTACTGCTATTGCAAACGTGCAGAGAAAAATCAATATCGAACAAAAGGAAGTAAAGCCAAGTGTGGTGCTACGCACGAAGTCGTAACCCGTTAGCCACATAATCGCCAATGGTATTGCTCCAAAAAACAAGCCTACCAGCACAGCATTAATAATTCGTTTAATGTTCATCGTGCATACTCCGTACATTCAGGGTTTTAATCAACGAAATAAATATAGACGATGTAAAATTAAATTACAAACATTATTTACTATCTTTCTTCAAAATATTCTTCAGTTCAGCTATCCACTGTTCACGTGTTTTCTTAGCGGTACACACTGGCGGTTCAGGGTCGTTAATGTCCCACTGTTTACCGCATTCGGCACAATAGTTCTGGTCGCTGTACCGGCGCAATTTCTTATGCACGTTCATCATAAATCCTCAAAGGTTAACCCACGGATTGACAGGATAGAGTTAATTTCAGGAATGTTAAACGTTTTGCCTGAGTAAACGATGTGGCCGTTTAATCGAACCACGGATTTACCATCTTCGGTCCCTTTCTTAGCTGACCGTTTAGTAATGGAACCATCTTCATGCACCGTGACATGACAACCAAACTGGCGAAGCGCTGTGACTCGCATGTGATTGGTGTTCATATCGGTGTCGAACTTCATTCGTACATCAAATGGAATAGCATCGACAAACACTTTGAAACTATCGACGGTTAGTTTCTTGGGATTGAATGCACCTTTAGGTAATGACTTAGTGACATACAGCATATCAGCGATAACACGTGTGCTGAACTTCAGGCCGGTACGTTCACCATAGTTCAATACAACGGCTCTTAATCGCTCAGTGGTCGTGTGCATTGATACTGGTAATGCCGTGGATTGACCTATTTCAATCGCGTCTAATCGGTCTGTGATGGCTTTAATGTCCACACGCTCAAGACTGATAACGAGCGTACCAAAGATGTCTTTAGTGCTTATCTTGATGCCGAGTTTGCTGGCGGTTCTGTACGCGGCTGAACGAAGGCTGGCGGTTTCCTTATTGCCTTTATAAGTCACTGCTTTTTCTTCACCGTAAATTAGTACGTTGAGTAAATGAGTGGCGATAACGTTGACGGAAAATTTAGCCATCGGTGATACAGCATGACACTGTAACTGTTCGTTGGTTCTAACTTCGACAATAATGTCATTCATATACGCTTCATGGTGAATTTCTGGTATTGATTCAGAAATATTCAACAGGATTGAAGAATTCATATTGTAAATGTCTGCCAACGTCTTATACTCGATTTTCATGGTTTTTACCCTATTTTTTGATAATTAAATGATAATATAGCCCGTAGTAATGTCAAAATCAAGCATGTTACTAAATTGCAAAATGTGACCCCCTGTAATGTAAATTCTGAGTTAAATCTTATCATTTTCTCAATTTTTCTTCGATTTTCATAGAAAAATTATCATTGGTTTTTAATTCAGAACCAAGTGGCTCTAGGCTTGCAGACGACATTACAATATAACGCAGTAAGCTCTCAAGACTTTTTGTATTCTCTCACATAGGGAAAAATAAATAAATAGTCTGCCGCCACTATTTATTTATTTCTTGACTACTTAAAAACTTTTGAGTGATTAGGTCGTATAACTGTAATGTTGCATAAAGAATCAGACTGGTTTAGTATCTATTCGGGATTCACCCACATCTATATAGAGGAATTATCATGGCAAGAACCAAAGCAACAACACAGGCTGTGCCGGTATTACCGCCAGCGTTAGACTTACCACCGACACCGGATTTAACGGCTGAACCAGTATTACCACCGACACCGGATTTAACGGCTGAACCGGTATTACCACCGACACCGGATTTAACGGCTGAACCGGTATTACCACCGACACCGGATTTAACCGAAGAAACCGTAATCGAAGGCGACGGCCCGTTTAAGGTTCGTCACAAAGAGAACGGCGGTGAATTCGAAGTGTCGGCGGAATATTTAGCGGCGTACCGTCACGTATTGGAAGTAATCTAATGCCGCGCCGTCAGTGTACATGTAGTGGCTGCAATGAAGTGGTCATAGTACCTGTCGGCTTTCGTGATTCGCCACGATGCGCTAAACATATCCGTATCGTGGCTCCTGCCCCAAAGCGTAATTATGACCACCACTTTATTGACGGTAAGAACATTTATAAATCTTACAAGTGGCGTAAGTTACGTGACGCCTACGCAGCAGCAAACCCGTTATGCGCTCATTGTGAACAGTACGACATAGTTACCGCTGGCTATATCGTTGACCACATCATCGAGATTGAAGACGGTGGCGCTGTATTCGATGCCGCCAACCTGCAACACCTGTGCAAGTCATGCCACAATGCCAAAACAGCACGTGAAAAAATGAAAAGACAAAAGACAAGAAACCAAAACGGTTTTGGAAATCTTTCGGATTTTTAGTTTTTGACACATAAAGTAGAACCATGTTATAACTCTTTAAACGAAAAAAGGTCTTTACCATGTGTCAAAAACTAAAATCACTTAGAGAAAAACTCTCATACGATATTATGACGGGCATTATCACTTGGAAGGTTTACCAGAAAGGAAGTAGAGGTGTTGGTAACCAAGCCGGTTCTGTTAATACACACCATAAAACAGGAAAAAGGTATGTACTCATACACATTAACGGTAAGCAGTGGCGAGCGCACCGACTCGCTTGGTTTCTCTACTATGGTGTAGAACCTGAATTCGAGATAGACCACATTAACGGTGATGGTACTGACAATTCTGTATTAAATTTAAGAATGACAGACAATCAAGGTAATGCCAGAAACCAAAGAAACAGGTCAACGAATACCAGTGGTGTAATCGGTGTCAGATGGCACAAAAAAGCAAATAAGTGGGTTGCTGGTATACACGATAGTGGTAAAAACATTCATTTAGGATTGTTTAGCTACTTTGAAAAAGCTGTCGAAGCGAGAAGAAACGCAGAAAAGTTATACGGATATCACGAAAACCACGGGACAGTTAGACCACTTTGATTTCGTTTCAAAAATGGAAACAACACTCCTAACCTTGTTTTAAAAAACAACGCTCATAATGGGGTTTTCCTGATTCAGGGTCAGATTCCCGATTTTCGGTATTTCTAGCGGTATTGGTCGATTTTCTTTGCTTATAGTAGTAGAAAGGCTGAATTGTTGATATTTTGTAAATTTGAATTAGATTGAAAAAAATTGCGGAAAATTGAAAAAAACAGTAGACAATTAAAAAAATAAGCGTATAGTTAATTACATCGAAGCGAACAACAGGAAAAACCCAACTGAAGATGTCCGCTATTACTTGAACGGCGTAGCATTGCACATCGATATCGACGGTAAATTGATTGCTGTAAGCGCAACGGATGGCTATCAATTACTATGTGCTACTGTTAGCAGTGGGACCGCGTTACAAGTTTGTAGCACCGTGGTTTTGTCAAAAAATGATATCAAGCTAATCAACCTTAAATATCCGTTATTAGACGTTAACGGGTTCGACGGTGTAACTATTCAGCAATTGAAAGATATAATTGCAGAGTGTGAACTAATCGACGGTCGTTATCCTGATATCACACGTGTTATACCTAAAATCGACCGCCAAGCTAAACTAGATTGTATCGGTTTAAACGTTAATTATTTAGCTAATATTTCGAAAATACATAAAGCGCTTAAAACTAAGCAATATACTATTTGGGCGTTTAACTTTGCGAGTGCATCGGATAGCATGACAGCAAAACAACGTTTTGAGGATATTGAATGCAATTATGTTTTAATGCCTGCGAGGATTTAATTATGACGGTTTACGATTTCAAACTATGGTTACTGAATAACGGCTATACACAAAAAAGTCTTGCTAAAAGATTGTGTATCACTGAGCAAACGATTACGAAATATAATGGCAACGGCCGTTACCCTGTAATTTTCTGTTTAGCGCTTAAAGCGCTAGAAGGTGAGACAAAATGAATACAATTATGTTTAAAGATGTTCCTGTTAACGCTGAGTTTTACGCCTTCTGGAATCCTAATAACCTGTTAATGTGTGATACGTTTAAAGCTATAAAACTAAGTGAAACAACTGCTACAGCAAAAGGGCAATTTAATTCTGTCACTTTATCAGGTGACGAACCCGTTATTTTTAAAGATACAACCGAACAAAAATACACTATCGCTAAAGTTTTTAAAAACAGGTTCGGGCATTCAATCAGAGTACACCCTTTAGAATTAGAACCTATGACCTACGCGGAATCACTTATTATTAGGTCAAAGCAAACCGAACCTGATACATGGATAATCTTAGAATTACAGTAATATCACACCACACCGATAATTTAGAACCCGTTTTTTATTGAGCTATCAGAAGGTGAAACAAAATGATTATTGAAAAGGTAGGTGTTATAGAACGCTGTTATGGTGGAAAAGTAAGAAAGGTGTTGAACACTTCAAAAGGCATTTTTAAACGTGTCAGTAAGCATTGGGAAATGTTGCATTTAGACGGCACACCACTGGCATACTGGACATATATCGACGGTCGTTATGTTAGGGCTTGTGCTAGATACTCAGATGTTCTGAAAGAGTATGAACCACTAAAGTAGTACCACACCACACCGATAAGGCCGCACAATTAGCGGCCTTTTTTATTGCCTGCGATATACCACCAACACCATTGTAATAATCTAAATTCAATTCAGATTATCTAAATCCAATTCAGATTATCTAAATCTATCACCACCACAGCAGCAATCGAATCAATAAAACATCAATAAAATCAATCACTTACGTTGATAAGGGGGCTATCATCGGAAAAATTTTAGCGTGGTATCGTCCCGCGCCTTCTTCGAAAACACGTGATTTCGCGATTCGGGGTATTTCCACATTGCACGATAATAGTTATCGCGATAAGTGTTTTTGCGATAAAAATTAAAATAGTAAAATAAATTTTGGGATTGTTGATAAAATTTGGGAATTCCCCCATAATCCGAAGGAACTTAAAAACACTTGGTTGGGTATTTAGATGGATGACGTTGAACGTATTAGAATTAATCCGCCACCTACAGTAACCGTGATGGGGATGGAAGAACACGAAAGATATTGGTCAATTTTGAGCGATATCACCAGCAATGGCGTAACCTTGAAATATCAAGACCGCCATGCACTTGGCTTGCTCGCCGTCAGTTTATGTGAAATGGACAGATTAAGCAAAGACCTGAAAGTCAATGGCGAAAGCATAGAAGTTCAAGGCGACCGAAATGTTGTAACGAAAAAGAACCCGTCGCGTGATGCACTAGAGAAATTACGCGCACCAGTGTTACGATTGATGAAAGAATTTCAAATGACACCTAGCAGCCGTGGTAAAACTTTTGGACCAACTGCCGGTGATACAGGGGATGGCTTCGGTGATATCTGATATTGAGCGTTACGCATTTCCAGAGTTAAAGGCCGGTGATCAAGACTGGCGCTGGTGCCATAAGTATTGCTATGAAGTTTTGACTGGCGCTGTACCGGCTTGCAAAACAATTAAGCAAGCGGCACAACGACACTTTGAAGACTTGCAACGCGGTGATATTTATTTCGATGAAGAAGCGGCGGCAAGTATTGTGAATTGGTTCAGGTTCATCCCAATCACTGACGGTACTAACGCTGGTCAACCAACGGTGCTTATGCCGTGGCAGATTTTTGTTGTGGTGTCGGTCATTGCTTGGCGCTGGACTGACGACAAGTTTGAAAACATCATGGGTATAATGGTCCAGACCCGATTTAAGGGAACTCGGCGTTATACTCAGTGTTTTGTATTGGTAGCGCGTAAGGCTGGTAAAACCACACTAGCTGGCGGCGTTATCCTGTACCTGATGTATAAGGCTGGCCACCGTCCACGTGCTTTCTCATTGGCGACAAAGCGGGACCAAGCCAAAGAAGTGTGGGAAGCGGCTTGCGAAATGGTGCGACTGTCACCGCGACTAAAACAATTCTTTCAGGTGCGTGCTAACGACATTCTGTTTCCGAATAAATCAGGTTATTTCAAACCACTGGCCAGCGATAGTAAATCACTCGATGGTTTAAACCCTATTGCTGCATCACTTGACGAATGCCACGCGATTAAGGACCGTAATTTATACGGTGTAATCATTTCGGCGTTCGGTGCCCAACGTGAATACCTGATGATCACCATCACCACAGCCGGTTTTATTCTCGATGGCCTATGCACTGATATTTATAAAAACGGTTGCCGTGTTCTGGACCCGAATGACGATGTTAAGCAGGACAACTACTTTTATGCGATGTTCACCGTTGACAAGGAAGACGACTGGACAGACGAACGAAGCTGGTTCAAGTCTAATCCGGCGCTGTTCTATGGTTTGCCGTCAATCAAGTACCTTCGTGACCGGTTTAGTGAAGCGGCCATGTCACTTGAAGAAAAAGCGAACTTCTTAACCAAGCACTGCAACATATTCGTATCGGGTTCCGATAAGTGGCTTGACATGGATGAAGTTAGAGCGTGTGGGAAGCCTTTAGGCGCGTCCTATTTAGACCCTATCTACAAGGGTCGTAAGTGTTATATCGGCTTAGACAGGGCGCGTGTGCATGATATTACGTCGTTTTGCATCATGTTCCCTATGGACGACGGCGGCGTCGATTGCTTTTGGGTGAATATCCTACCTAAAGCGACCGTGGACAGTGTTAACGACTACTTGCGTGCGAAGTATACCAAGGCACTAGATGAAGACGATTTACGCCTTATACTGACCCCGACTGTGAGAAATCCAGATGTTGAAAAGGTTATAGTTGAACTTTATGAGCAATTAAAACCAGAGTCGTTTTTATACGATCCGTGGCACATGCGCGAAATCTGCGAAAACTTGGAAGAAAAAGGCTTACCTATGGTTTCAGTGTCGAACGGTACTGGCAACATGAGTGAACCGGCCAAGGCCATAGAAGGATTGATAAAAGAGAAGTTATTTAGGTTCAATTCGGTGTTATTTGAGTACGCTTGCGAATGTGCTATGATGTCAATGACTCGAAAAAATAATATGGAAGTTTATCGGGAAAATGATAAAGTGGATAAAATAGATCCACTGATTGCGGCCATCATTACCATGTCAGGTGCTACCTTGATTAAGCTGGAACGGAACATTTACGAAGAAAGGGGATTACTGTCAGTATGAATATTCTGAATTCAATACGCAGCGTTTTTGCTGGTAAATCCAGTGGTATTCAGACTAAGGACGCATCCGAGGTTTTCAGTATTGACATGCTGGCGGCACGTTCCTCGACCTTCACTGAAAGCGCAGCGATGAAAATTGATGCGTTTTATTGTTGCGTGCGTGATAAGTCTGAAACCATCGGGCAACTACCGCTGAAGCTATACCGAACCAATCGAACATCACGTGAGTTGGTTCTGCAAGGCCGCAACCATCGTATTTTCACACAGCGACCAAACGACTATATGACCATGCAAGAATTCCTTGAAATGGTCGTGGCCAGTTGTGAGATTAACGGCGCATTTTATGCTTACATCGGGCGTAATGACCGTGGCGAAGTGATGGAATTAGTGCCGTTCGCTAACCAACGAAACGTCATGCCTAATATGGACATCAACGGTAACGTTTATTACACGTATTCGACAAATGACGGCAGACCTTTTATTGCGGCCAGTCCAGAAGACTTGTTTATTATCCGAAATTTCACGACTAACGGTTACAGGCCGGTAAGCCCTATTCATTCACAAGCATTATTACTAGGTATTGCGAAGGCACAGGATGAAACTTATCTTGCGTTGCAAACTGAAGGCATTACCGCGCAAATGGCACTTAAAACAGAGCAATTGTTTAAAGACCCTAGTTCGCTGGTACGACTGAAAGAAGATTTAAACAGGAAAATTCGCGGTAGTAACGGCGTCCGTGAAATCCCGATTTTAGAGCAAGGGTTAACACCGGTTAGTTTGCAGATCACACCGAAAGACGCTGAATTACTTGGTAACAAGTCTTTTACTGTAAACCGTATTTGCCGCATGACCCGCGTGCCAGTTCACCGCGTTGGTGTCGATAGCACTGGTGGTACTAAATCGACCGTTATTGAATTAGATGAAGCGTACATGCGCGACTCACTAAACCCGATACTGGTGAAAGTCGAAAACGCATTAAACCAGCTAACACCAGACAGCTACATGGTTGAATTTAACCGTAAGGCGTTCTATGCCGGTTCACCGTGGCGTTTAGTCGAAGCGGTTGAACGTGAGGTTAAAGGCGGTTTAGCGTCGATTAACGAAGGCCGCATAGACTTAGGTCGTGAAACGATTGAAGGCGGTGACGTTTTTGCCATCGACAACAATAACGTAACGTATGGTCAGTGGACCGAAATTAAAGAAATTCAAGAACAACTTTATGGTCAGGCTAACAACCAGAAACCGACCAAGCAAGGGGATGGCAATGAATAATAAATTAAACCACATTATCGTTCCGGTAACTGATTTTAAGTATGATCAGAGTACCGGTGAGTTTAGCTGTTATGCCAACGTGTTTGATGTCATTGACCACGTTAAAGACCGGTCAGTGAAAGGCTGTTTTGCTAAGTCAATCGCTAACCATTTATCACGTAAAACCATGCCTAAAATGTTATGGATGCACAACCTGTATGAATTGCCGGTTGGTAAATGGGATGAAATGCGTGAAGACGAAAAAGGTCTGTTCATGCGTGGTCGGCTCAGTAAAACGACTATGGGTGCCGACATCGAAGTTTTGGCCAAAGACGGTGCATTAGATAGCTTCAGCATTGGTTACATCACCATGAACGAAAAGCGTAACCCTTCACTGGCTTGCAACGATTTATTAGAAGTCGATGTGAAAGAAGTTTCATGGGTAAATTTTGCTTGTAATGAAGCATCAACGCTGCAAAGTATTAAAACGCATATTGGTGAAGGTGGTACACCAACCAAAGCCGAATTACGTGAGATCCTGAAATCAGTCGGTTGGTTGAGTAAACGTTCAATCGAGCGCATCACAGCGGCTTACACCCCGACTGATGAACCGGACGACGAACTAAGCGAAATCAAAGCATTACTTGCTAACTCGGATTTGTTCAAGTAAGATTAAAAAGCATGTTGACGCGGCCACTGCGATAGTGTGGCGCACATTGATTAGCCGGTTATTGTTTTTGGCGTTTAAGGGGTTTTTCGGCGGAACTTTAGCCGGTTAATCAATGTGTGGAAATACATTACCGCTTGGATAAGCGCCAAAGCACTGAGATTCATTAACTTTAAATAAAAGAGGTCCAATCATGGATTTAGAACAGCTAAAGGCGCTTATCACGAAAGCGACCGAAAATTACACAGCCCAAAAAGCTGAAAACGACAAATTACAAGTCAAGTTCGACGGTTTGGCCGCTAAGTATGACGGTTTGATTGCTGAATTCGACAAGGTTAAAGCTGGCGACAACGCTGACGAAATTAAATCGGCATTCGATAAGTTGTCAAACTTAGAATCTGAATTGTCCGATTTACGTTCTAAGCAAAAACCGGCCATTCAAGCGCTGTCGTCTGAAGACCAACGCCAAGCACTGAAGCTGGTTGCTCAAAAAGCTATCGGTCAATATATTCAGGGTAAAGAAGCTAACACCGCTGTTGATTTCTTCAAGTTCATCGAAGACAACGCGAACATGCAAATTAAAACGCTGAACATCACCACAGCGGGTCAAGGTGGCATGGCTGTTGCTGAAATTTTAGCAACCGACATCATGGAATATGCGCGTGAATTCTCGCCAGTGTTATCAAACATCGGTCGTAAGACTTCGTTGACTCGCAACTATCGCCAGTTAGTTAAAATCTCTTACCCTTCAGTTCAGGAAGGTATTGAGAACGTTGCAGGTACAGCAATTCCTGAAACTACCACTAGCGAATTCGTTGAAGTTAAATCACGTCCGTTCAAACTGAACATGAAACCGCGTATCACCGATGAAGCCATGTACGGTACAGATATCGACCTGTATTCTGACTTGGTTATGCAAATGGGTGAAGAAGCCGGTATTTACTTGGCGGCTCAGGTATTGTTCGGTAACGGTACTGGCAAAAACTGCCGTGGTATCTTAAGTTCTAACCGCGTGAACATTACTGCAACCACTGGCGAAAGCTGGAAGCCGACTTTAGGCGTTGGTCGTCGTAACTCTGATTTTTATCCAGTAGCTAAAACTGGTGTATCAGGTTCAATTGGTGCCGATGCAAATGCGATCATCAACTATGTGATTGACGTATGTAACAAATTACCAACTAAGTACCTTGCTAACGCGAAATGGTACATGAACCGCACAACCAAAGGTATTTTCGAGAAAGTCAAAGACCTTCAAGGTCGTCCGATTTTCATGTACGAATATATCCAAGGTTTGACAGGTAAACAGTTAGTTCTTAACGGTTATCCTGTTGTTATCGACGACACTTTACCAAGCGTTGCCGCTAACAGTAACTTTGCTATTTTCGGTGACTTGTCACGTGCCTTCTACATCAACAACGGCGATATCGACAAGATGTTACTTGACCCATACACTGCTGACGGCTGTACAGTTATCAAAATGGATAAAGAAATGTTCGAAATGGTTGGTGTGTCAGATGCGATTCTGGTCTGTAACGCAACAGCCAACGCTAGCAGCTAATCACTAGCAGGTAAACTAAGAGCCACCTTCACCGGTGGCTTTTTTTATGCTAGGCTTTACGAAAACATGGGGTGAACAATGTATAGCCAGATTATCAGTCAAGCCGATTTTGAAACGGTCGTAAGTCTTAGTGAAGCCAAAGCGCAATGCCGTGTAATGCACGACATGGAAGACGCCTATTTAGAAGCGTTGATTCCTGTTGCAGGTGAAATGGCACAGGCATACGCAAACCGATTGCTTACCCTTGGTTCAGTTACCACCGTTGTCGAATCTTATGAGCCAGTGATCACACTGCCGTTTGGTAATGTTAGCGCGATAACTGGATTACTTTTAGACGGCGTGGTCAGCACTGAATTCACGTTTGAACCAGTGACACAGAAACTAGCTATAAACACCGCGTATAGCGTTGCTAAGGTGACTTATAGTTGTGGCTATGTTATCGCACCAAAGGCCGTTAAACATGCCATGCTGATGCTGATTAGCACGTTATATGATACTCGTCAGAACCACGTTGCCGGTCTTACCGTTGCCAAAATGCCGACGACATCACAAACGCTATTGGACACGGTGCGTTATTATGGAATTTAATTTAAACGCAGGTCGTTTACGCAGTCCATTCGCTTACATGCGCCAGCCTAGCGGGTCTGATGCTTATGGCCAGCCGTTACCGCGTACTGAAGTGCTAAGGCTGTGGGCTGACATTCAGGACCGTTCAGGCAGTCAGGTTGACACCAATGGCGAAAGCATGACCAGCGAATCAATTAACTGCCTGACTTACTATAATGACCGCGTTTTAAATTCCGGCTGGTTGCGTGACTTACAAACAGGTGTTGATTACGAAATTCAGCACGTTCGCCGTGGTAACATGAAACAGGCCATGATCATCACTGCGAGGGTTGACACGAAATGAGTGTAAGCACTGAAGAAAAATTAATTGCACTGTTGAAATCAGCGCTTACCGGCGTTGAAATTTACGTTGGCACTATTCCCGAATCTTCGGCAGTTCCGGCTATCGCGTTATATAATGTGGCCTATAACAATGGCCGCACGTTAAGCGGTACTAAAACAAAACGGTGGTCAGCATGGCGGTTAACCGTCGTTGACACAGTGAGTCATTTACAAACCACGCTTGACGCTATAGAATTGATTGACAATACTGTCAATAGTAATTTTCAGAGATTGTTTATCAACTTAACAATGAAAGAACCGAAGGCGCTAACTGAACCACATCAACGCGCATTTCTTGATTTAGTAGTTTACCCGAAATAAATAGGAGCTATAAAATGGCTGAAGATGTAATTTTAGTTGCCGGTACGAAGGTTGAACAACAACTTTCCAACGGTTCTTGGTCGGTTGTTCCTCGACTCACGGCGTTAGGTGCTGTCGGTGAACAGGCTGAACCAAAAGAAAAAACCACGCTTTCCGACACCATTAAAAAGTATGGTTCAGGTTTGCGCGATGCCGCTGATAAAAATATTCAAGGTAACTACATTCCGGCACAGGAAATGGCTGATGAATATTACGATGAATACTTGTTACAACAAGCGTTTATCACCCGTTGCCGCAATCAAGAAGAATTCAACATGCGGATCACTTGGCCAGATGGCGAAGTAACCGGCTTCCTGTTTAAAGCGCTCGGCTTCCAATACAACGAATCAACGCAGGAAGATTGGAAAATGTTTACCGTTAACGGTAAGCAAAACAGTCGTGTTGTGTATGATGTCACTGTTTCTGGTACTGCGACTGTTACTGTTGCTGGCACTCGCCAACTTACAGCGGCCACTGTGCCAGTGTTGTCGGCTGAAGAATATGGCGACGTTGTTTGGACATCTTCAGCACCAACTAAAGCCACTGTAAGCGCAGCAGGTCTGGTAACAGGCGTTGCAGCAGGTACAACCGTGATCACCGCTGAAGTTCGCGGCGTTGTCGGTGAATTAGTGGTAACGGTGTCGTAATGGTATTAACTGAATTAAACCTCACAAGCGAAGAAATCAGCAAGCGTAAAACCTTGCTGGTTCCTGTTCCACAGTTCGGCAAGGACGCTGATATCATGCTTACTGAAATGACCATTGACGGTTATTTACGGTTAAGCAATCTTCAGCGTGGGATCATGGAAGTCAAAGAAGGTGAAGAACCATTATCGCCAATTCGCGCCACTGGCTTGCTCATGTGCGCTCAATTGTTGTCAGTGATGATTCACCCTGAAACTGGTAATTTTCTGTTAAAAGAAGAAGATTTACACAAGTTTCACTCGATGATTAATAAAGAGACTTTAGAAGCTCTTATTCTAGCTAACCAGACATTGAACCCGATTAAAGTCGAGTCATTGACATTGGCGGAAAAAAAAAGCAACTCTTAAGTAATGGCACTATGCTTTTAGTGCGTAAAATTTGTATGTACCTAAAAAGACCTGTTTTCGAAGTCATGCGCTGGCCAGCAAGTGAACTAGAACACTGGTCTTTATTTTTTAGCGTCACCGATAAAGATAAACCTATTATCACTAAGAAAACAGCGACTACAATCAGTGTGATGGAAAGTAAAGCTAATTTCCGTCGATTATTTGGAGCGTAGATCATGCCACGTGGTTTAGTTAGCGTCACAAACAGCGGTCTTAAAGATATCGCCAAGTACCTTGACAAATTGGCTGACAAATACGACGAAGCTATCAAAGATTCAGTAAGTGTGATGCAAGATGTTGTTGTTGAACGTATCAAAACTAATTGGGTCACTCAGATTGGCGGCAGGTCAGGTGGCTACGTTTATGACTCAATTGGTAAATCAAATGCCATGTCAAAGACTGACGCCCATGTTGTTGTAGGTACTATGGGTGTATATCACATGGACTCAGTTGCTTCGGCACATGGTAAGGTCTTCACCACTACTGTTGATGCTGACGGCAAGGTCAGAAAAGCCGACATGAATGCCCCACAAATAGCGTACTGGATTGAATACGGAACCAGTAGGCTTGGTGGCCATGTCAGGAAGAAGAAAGGTGAAACGTACAAGGATGAAGACTTAATACCGATTTCGGCAAAACCCTTTCTCGGCAACGCTTTTTATGCTTCAATAGACCAACAAAACGAAGCGTTTAAAATCAAATTCAACAGCATACTGGATGAAATACAATGAGTAATGTACTACGTTCGACAACGTTTCAGTTAGAGTTCAACGGCGCTGACGGTATTACCGGCGTCAGAACTTTTACTAAAACTGTTTTAGATGCTGATGCGGCTGTTGAAGAACTATCTAAAACGCTTGGTGCCAACGCCACAGTCACAATTAAGAACGTCAAGACTAAAGCCGACTTGGTTCGTGAAGCTCAGGCAATTGTTAAAGAGTTCGACCGTACAGCAAAACAAACACAGGCTGTAACTAGAGAATATTCAACGCTTGCGTCGATGGTCGGTAAAACCGCTGATGAAATCGAGCAATTAAACGCTATTGCTCGGCTTGGTTCCGGCGCTACTGAAGCACAGAAAAAACAGGTGCTTGATTCGGTTATCGCATATCAGCAGCTACGGGATGGCACTGAGGGCGCTAACGGGTCAATGCGTAATTTCCGTGGCGTTATGCAAAATGCCGGTTGGCAGCTTCAAGATACCGTTGTGCAGCTTCAAATGGGTACATCGGCGTTTATGGTACTGTCACAGCAAGGTTCGCAATTCGCGTCAGCGTTCGGCCCGACTGGTGTTGTTGTCGGTGCGGTGATCGCCGTTGCTGGTGTGGTAGGCGGTACGCTGTTTACGTCACTGATGAACAGTAAGACAGCTATGGAAAAGCTGGATGAAGCAACCAAGGATTACGAGAAGTATTTAAGTGTTACGACAGAAGGTGTGATCGAGTTAAGCGACGCTTTTAAGCAGCTTGCCCGATACTCTGAAATTGCCGGTGACGAAATGTTAGAACTGTCGCGACTAAAGGCTTTAGAAGCACAGTCGCAAGCACTTAAAGCGATTAAGGACGAATTAGAAAACATAGTGCCTTTCGGTGGCAACCTAAGAGAAGCGCTAGGGATGAAAGACAATGTTAGCGATATTGTCGAATTCAGAGCCTCAATCAAGGAACTAAGTCAAGGCGTTGACGAAGCAAGTCTTGCTCGTTTTTCAGAGGCGTTGGCACTGATTAACCCTGAATCAGAAAAAGCTGAAAAAGGTACAAGCAATTTAAAGATAAAACTTTATGAGCTATTCGCTGAAATGGCCACCGGTGAAGAAATCCTTAATAAAACCAAGGATGGTGTTAAAGGTATTGCTGAAGAATCGGAAAAAGCCGCTGTTAAAGTTAACGAAATCGTTAAAGCATTCGAGTCCGAATACAACGCATTGACGAAGCAAACCGAAAGCACTGAACAGGAATACAACCGTCGTAAGCAAATAATCGACGCTTATGTTGTCCACATCGGAACCACAAATGACCAAGCTAAAGAAGCCTATGCGAATTTAGACCTTTGGAAAGCGCAGCAGTTAGATAAAGAGTTTCAGACGTTTTATAAAAACATCACAAAGAAAACTAACACTGTTGACCAAGAATATGAACGCCAAAAAGCGATTATTGATGACCACGTTAAGCGCGTTGGTTCAGTTGACACCCAAGCCGCTGAAGCCTATGTGGATTTGGAAAAATGGAAAACTGGTGAATACCAGAAAGAATACGATAAACGTGAACGTGTACGCCGTGAGATTGAACGGGCACAAATTAAGGTCAGAAAAGGTGATGACCCGATTGGCGCTGAAACTGATGTTTACGCAAGTAATATGCAGAAACTTACTGAACAGCGTAACGCCTTAGCTCAAGACCAAGTAAAAGAACGGCAAAGAATTAACGCATTGATGGAAGGCGAAATGGACCGCCATACTAGCGTTATGGCTAGATTAGAACTTGAGCAAGCACAAGGTCAGGTTGCAATCGTAATGATGGCAGCACAACAAATGACAACATTGGCTGATTTAATGGCCGGTGGTGCAAACGACGTTAAAGAAAAAGTTGCTCAAATGAATGACTTTCAGAAAGCAATGTTTATAGTGTCGCAAGTTTTGGCCGCTTCAATGGCTTTCATCGACGGTATTTCAATGGGTATGAAACTGGCGGCTATATTCCCACTGGTCGGCCCTGAAATGCTAGCGTTAGGTACTGCAATGGGTTCGGCTACGGCTGGCGCTATCATGGGTGTTACTATCGCCGGTGCATTCGATAAAGGTGGTGAAATCCCTAGCGGTCAGCTCGGTATTGTTTCTGAATACGGTGATGAATTGGTAAATGGCGTTCTGGTTAAAGGTCCAGCACGTGTAACGTCACGTGAAGAAACGGCGGCTATGATGAATCAAGGCGGTGGCGTCAGTGCCGTAAGTCTTAAAGTCAGTGTTGAAAACCAAATACCAAACGCAAGTTATGAAGTGCAGCAGATAAGCGCTGATGAAGTCAAGATTATCGCTACTCAGGTTTTTAATAAAAATATTGATGCCGGTGTTAGTCGTACATTGTCTGACCGAAATTCTAAAACAACAAAGGCGATGAAATCTAATTTCACGACGGGGAGTAAAGTTTAAATGGCAACTAAAGGCGATATCACAGGTTTAGCGGTGTTGATGTTCGGTGGTGTGCCGATGGTCCCGCAAGTCGCAATAGGTGGTTACAGTCGTTACCGTAAATCAGGTGTAGTGACCAGCGATGCCAGCGGCGGGGCAAGTCGCCAACGTAAAAAATACTACGGAAACACCCACGTTGCCGAAGTTACTTTTTACCTAGAAACGGCACAACAACAAGATTTCATGGAACTATTTTTTAGACGCAATGAAGGCAAGCGGTTTATTTGCCACTTGGCCGCTGACCGTCCGATTGTTGAACCCTACGTTGTGCAAATGATAGGTGACGCCAATTACAGTGAAGTGAATGCTAAAGACTCTGTATGTTCGGTTACACTGGAAATTTTTAGCGCACGTGACGCGGATTTAGATGAATTCTTGGCCGAAACTTACCCTGTTTTGGGTAGTGAGTTACAAGATGTGTTGTTAGGTTTCCATCCAATAGTTGAGGCAATGCCAATTGAATAGCGCCGAATTAAAACAGATTTACGCCAGTGCGCCGATAACAGCAACACCTTTCGAGGTCGTTTCCATCGAAGCACCTTGGTTCAGTAAAACCTATTACTTGCAAAACGTATTTACTGAAGAAATTGAAGTGACTTTGGAAACCGGTGCTGTCGTTGATGTTCTTTATACGCCGATGTCATTGGGTGAAGGCAGTAGCAACGCTGATTTGAATTACGAAAGAAATATTGTTGTGCAGTTTGTTAACGATATTCTGGCGCGTGAACAGGAAAATTATGACCCTGATATTCACAATCCAGATGACCATTTAGTTAAATCGCGGGGTTACATTTATTACCGTACCGGCGAGATATCAGGGTTACAAACGTCAGTCAAGACAACACGTGTTAGAGACATCACACGTGATTCGGAAACTGGCGCGTCAAATATCCGCATTTCGTCTAAACCGGCCAATGAAACAGCAACAGGTGAAGTCGCCACTATTCGTCGTGTTCCGATGTTAAAAGGCTTTATATGATTGGTAGGCGTTACCGGCGCGATGGTTATAATTGCGCCCACTTTGTTGCTGATTACTACCGTGAAAAACTTAACATCGAAATACCTGTTGTCAATGAATTTGATTTGTCGTTCATGCGGTGGATGCGTCACAACTTCATTAAATCGGAAAAGCCTGTAGAACATTGCTTGGTTTTAATGGTACAAGATAAACAGTCGCACATAGGTGTTTACGCCGACGCTGGCGTATACCATAATTATAAACCAACGGTTGCACTAGGTTCAGTGGTGCATAGTCAACTAGGCGTAATCAAACGCACTTATTCACAGGTATCGTACTGGATATGGTCAACATAATTTACATGCGAAATATCAACGACAACAAGGTTGAGGCCGTTGAATATCCTTGCATTTCAGATTTCTTAATTGCTAACTTCACCACACGTGACCAGCTATTAGACTTACGGTTTTTCCGTGATGAATTACTAGGTTCTGAAATCAATCAAGCTGGTGGTGATTTTATTGATATCGACGACGGTATTGTTGTTGTCGTTCATGATAGCCAGATTCCGAAGGGGCCGGAAACGTGGATTTACGTGTTGATTGCGGTTACGGTCGGTGTTGTTGCGGCATTGGCTTTAAAACCTGATGTGCCAGAACTCGGCAATTCCAGTCAGCAATCAGCAACAAACCGGCTTGGTGATACCACTAACGAACCGCGTATTAACGAACGGATTGACGATATTTTTGGCACACTGACTAAACACATCGTTTCGTTATGGCAAGTGCCTTATCGTATCGGTATCAACAATCAGGAAGTTGAGGTACTTTATACGTGCGTGGGACGCGGTAAGTACGCCATCACCGCTGATAAGTGGTATGACGGTGACACACCTGTTAAAAACATCCCAAACGCTTCTGTGAACGTCTACGGACCGAATACGCACCCGTCAAACGGCGCACCATCTTTACAGATTGGCGGATTGATTACAGAGCCTATCGGCATTTATACGCAATCAAACGACCTGAACCCGTCTGAATTGGTTCCACCAAACGAAGACGACACAAGCCGTATTACATGGAAAGCAACTGGCTCAACGACTTCAGCCACACTCACAGCAACGGAATTACCTGAAGGCTTTTTGATTGTGGAGCGTTACAAGGTTGGTGACTTGCTGAAAGTTAGACATTTATACCATAGCGTTCAAACTGGATTCATGGACCTTTGGTTTAATGAAGCCGCTTACGCACTGAGTATTCCTATTTATTCAGCGCCTTTGGATTTATCGCAAGGTGGAGCATTGACGTATGAAGTGACCGTCGTTACTCCAACCAGTATCACTTTGGTAATACCTGTTTCAGCTTCGACGGAAATAAAAAACGCTTGGGATTCGATGGCTGATTATTTTTTTCCGAACTTCATGTATAACCTTAAGTCTAGTAAACCTACCGATGTATGGACAACAGCTTTTAACGTTGAGTATTACACGTACTATGAGCGTGACGGCTTAGGTAATTACTACCTGTTGAGTTCGAGCGTTCACACGTATCAATATTCAATCGGTGCTGATTCTGACGGCACAGTTGGCCCATTGGTAGTACCTGAAGGCGCTCAACAAGTATTACTGAACTTCGTCAGTCCTAGTGGGTTTTACAAGTTGATTGAAAATAGTGAAACGGCTGTTTTTTCGACAATACACGTGTTGTTCAGGCAGACCGACACGAACGGTAATCCCACGGGACCGACAACATTAAACGTGGTTGGTTATTCGAGTAATCCTGATTCAATCAGACGGTCAGTATTTAAGTCAGTACGTTTTAACGTGCCTTATCCTCATTGTACTATCGAATGCAGACGGATTGACAACAGGGATAAACGGGACGGTGTAAGTAACGCTGATAATGTGGAATGGCGTGACTTGTATTCATTCGAGCCTGTTAGTGTAGCTTCGTTTGGTGACGTTACTACAGCACACATTATGATTCCAAGTAACTCACAATCACGGTTGGTTAAGCAGCGCAAGCAAAACGTAACACTTACGCGGTTAATCACCGAGTATTTAGGTGACGGTAATTTTGGACCGGCTGAAACGTTCGCCACCGATAGTTTTGACCAAATATTGATTCACACGGCGCTTGACCCGTACATTGGCCGACTCACTCTAAATGACATTAACGCTGAAGGCTTTTTGTCGTTACGGGATGAAATTGAAACTTACTTTGGTTCAAGCATTATGACTAAGTTCGGTTATAACTTTGATACCACTGGTATTACGTTTCAGGATATTTTTATGACTATCTGTAGCGCCGTTATGTGTATTCCTTATACCCATTTTGGCGTTTATGATGCGTTTTTTGAAAAGGTTCAACCAACGTCGTCAATGCAGATAACATGCCGAAATAAGATTTACGGTACTGAAACACGGATGACTAATTACGACCGTAAAAACGATGGTGTTGAAGTCACTTATCGTAGTAATACCACCGGCACGGCTGACACTGTTTATATCCCACAGGACCAATCGGCGCGTAATCCTGAACGTATTACGCTGAACGGTTGTACCACTGAGTTACAGGCTTTCCGGTTTGCCTGTCGTGCGTGCAATCGTCAGAAATATCAGACTGTTACCACTAAATTTGATGTCGATGAATTTGGCAGAAATGTTGTTACCGGTCGTCGTATCGACTCACCGGACAGCACCCGTTTCACTGTTAGCGCCGGTAACACTGACGGTTACAGAGTGTTCGACGGTGAAGTTGTTGAAGTCGATGGGTTTACAGTCGAGTTATCAGAACCGGTAACGTTCACCGACGGCGAAGACCACTATATAACGTTCACTAAA